GGCCGGGTGGGGTCGCCGGGCAGGCCAAGGAGGGCCTCGCGACCTTCGTCGACAGAGGCCATACCGGTCTCGATGTAGACCTGCCAGGCCTGCGCGAGCTGCAGCCTGTCTTCCTTTTCCTGGCCGGTGTCGAACGTGAAGCAGACCGGCAGGCCGAGGTCGTTCTGGAGGAAGTCGGTCAGTACGGAGGTGATGTGGGCGATCAGCGGCAGGTCGCCGACGCGGTGCTGCACGTCACCCTGCGACTCGGACGAGGACAGGTTGGCGGTTTCGGTGAACCCAAGGTCGGTGGGGACGACGTGGTACGCCGCGCAGGTCTTGCGCATCAAGAACAGCGAGAACGTGTCGGAGAAATCCTTCTCGTTGCTCCAAGTGATGCCGCTGCCGCCGGGCATCCATCGGATCTGATGTTTGGCGGCCTGGTCGCCCAGCATCATGGCGTCCCAGACGGTCTGCCATTCCTCGATCTGGTCGGGGCTCCACGTCTCGGGTGCGGACGCGAACGCTTCCGGCACGTTGCCCTCGGTGAACCGCTGCAGGAAGTGCGCCTGGAAACGCAAGTCCGTGTTGGCGTTGAGGAGCACCGTCTCCAAAGGGGCGGTGCCGTACGGGCTGTTGGCGCGCGGCCGGAACGGCTCGTAGATGAGGTCGTCCCGGGTGAGCCAGTTCCAGGGGAGGCCCTGCACGTACTGGACGTATCCCTCGGCGGGCGGCTCGGGGATGTTGCCCCAGTAGTCGAGCAGCGGGGCGATGGTGGTGCCGTCGACGACCCGCAGGCCGATCGCGTCGCCGCGCCGGTTCCGAAGCCGGTACAGGGTGCCCGCGTCGTACGCCAAAACGTCGTACAACCACTTGGCGAGCCAGTTCGCGAACGGCGTCTGCCGGTCCGGCTTGGCGAGGACGGCCATGCCCTGCGCGATGGCCGCGGCGGCGTCGCCATGGAATCCGGGCGCCGGGGTCAGCGACCAGTCCAACGCCCTGATGGAGTCGATTCTGTGCCAGATGCAGGCCTGGGCGACGTCGTACGCCTCGATCAGGCCGCGCAGGGTGTGGAAGGCGACGCGCTCGTTGATGCGCGGCCGGGCGGCGATGTTGACGCCAGCCGGGAAGTCCCTGGAACGGGGCTGCCGCGAGTAGCCGTCGAACGGCATCTGGGGGGTGCCCGGCGCGAACGGCGTCTGCATGGTCATCTGGGCGGCCTGTTCGGCGGCGACAATCTCCGCAGGCACGCGGGTGCCGGGGCCGAAGACTTTGGCGATGCGGTCCCAGATGCCCACGCTGCCTCCCATCTCAGGGTTGGCGGTGTCGGCGGATGGCGGCGTCGCGGGCCTGCTTGCGGGCGACGGCCGGGTCGTCGGACACAGCGGTGGGCGCGGACTCGTCCGGCGCGTCCGCCGGGGCAGCTTCGGCGGCCTTGCGGCGGCCGTAGGAGAGCCAGGCGTGCGCGTCGAGGCCGCTGCCGCTGTAGAACGCCAGGAGTAGGGCGTCCGCGTTGTCGGGAGAGCGGCCGATCCGCTTCTTCGTCTCGGCTTTCGGTTCCACCACGATCCGGCCGGCCGCGTCAGTGGAGTACTTGGGTGCGGTCAGCTGGGAGACGAGCCGCTCCATGTCGTCTGGGCCGAGTTCGGACAGGTCCCAGCCGTGGTCCTCGGACAGCTGCCGGCCGATCTGCCACCAGATCTGGGACCGGAGCCGGGCGAACTTCGCGGGCTCGCTGCTGGCTTCGGAGACGTTGACGCCGATGATCTCCGCGTCGTGTTCGCCCTGGGCGCGGCGCTCCCTGAGGGTGCCGACGATGCCCCAGCCGATGCCGATGCTGTCGACCTTGACCCTGGTGGCCTTCGACTCGCGGATCGCTGCGACGATCAGGTGCACGACCTTGGTGGGGTCTTTCTCGCGGCTGCGCCACTCGCGGCCGACACGGGTGCCGCGGCGCTCGCGAATGACGGTCTCGTCGCCGCCCGCGCCGAGGTCGACGCCGAGCTCGACGGGGGCGAGATCGGTGTATCTGAGCGGTTCTTCGGGCGGCAGACCGCAGGCGCGGATCGCGGAGAGCCGCACCACTCCGTCCTCGGCGTCTGACGGGAACTCGCCGAGGACCTTGGAGATGTAGGTCGGGGACTGGGCGCCGAACTCGGCACGCATGTCGGCTTCGTAGGCGTGCGAGACGAGCATCGGCTGCAGTTCGGCCGGCACTGTCTCGCCGGTGAAGTTCGGGGTGTCGAACGCTGAGATGCGGATGACGTTCCAACGGCCGGTGTTGGCGCAGACCCGGGCGAACTGGGAACCAGGGTCGTCTGGGTTGCCGATTGCGAGGATGCGGCAGTGCTCGCCGGTGGCGATGGCGTTCGCGGCGGTCCAGAACTGCTTGTTGATGCCGCAGGCCTCGTCGAGGATGACGAGGACGTACTTGGCGTGGATGCCCTGGAAGGCGTGCGGGTTGTAGTCGGAGGGTTTGCGGCCGAACGCGATGAGCCGCTTTCCGAGCTTCCAGTCGGTCTCGTTGATCCGGCCGGGCAGTGGGGTGCCGCGGGCGGCGGCGGTGGAGAACGCCGCGTTGATCTCGGACCACAGGATGGCCTTGACCTGGTCGCCGGTTGGGGCGGTGGTGACGACGCGGGCCTCACCGGCGGGGTGGGTGTCGAGCCACCAGGCGGTGAGCCGGGAGGCAACGAACGACTTGCCGACGCCGTGACACGACTGGACTGCGGTCATGCGATGGTCCCGGACCGAGCCCGCAATCTCCACCTGCTTCGACCACAGGTGCTCGCCGAGCTTCTCCCGCGCCCACAGTGCCGGGTCCGCGGCGTACTCGTCGACCCGCGCACGGGCTGCGCCGTCTTCTTCGAGTCGCCGGGCGGCGAGAGCGAGAGGGTCAGCCCGCACCTGCCACCCCCTCGCGGCCTACACGGAGCGCAGGTGGCGGGCCGCGACGGTCTTGGCCTCCGCGGCCTGAACGCCGCTGACGCCGAGGTGTGCGAGGACGGCGTCGATCGCGCTGAGGACCCGGTCGGCCTGCGCCTCGGAGATCGCGGCGAGGCGCGCTTCGATGTCGAGACGGGCGATGGAGGAGAGGACGGTGTTCGCCCGGTCCATGGCCCGCTCGTACAGCTGCACTTCGGCACGGAGCTGTTCGGCGCCGGCGTGTCCTTCGTAGCGGATCTCGTCGCCGATGCGGTTGACGAGGACGGCGGTGGCTTTTTGCCACGAGACGACCTGGCCGGCGAGCTGCATCAGGGCGGTGAGGGGGTCGTCGACGGGCTGGACGTCGAGTTCGGCGAGCACGGCCCGAACCTCCCGCTCGGCGATGTCGTGGGCGGCCTTGAGCTTCTGCCCGGGGGTCTTTCCCCCGTGCAGCTTGCACCTGCCGGTGCCGGCGTGGTCCGTTCCCCAGCCAGCGGGGAGCCCGCAGTTCTCCGCCGACTCCTCCTGGCGGGTCTTGGCACCGCAGACCGGGCCGTTACCCCTGACCACGGTCAGACCTGCGCGCTTGGGGTCTCGGGCTGTGCCGCGTCCTTGACGTCGGCGGCAGCCTCGGCGGCGAGCGCCTTGGCGTCCTGGACGGCCTCGCTGCCGAGAGCCTGGACGTCGGCCTTGATCTCGGCGACGACCGGGGCGGCGTCGGCGGCGACCTGGCGTGCGTCGGCGGCGACTTCGCCGGCCAGGGCGGTCTCGTCGTCGTGCAGGTGGGCCCAGAGCTTGTGCGCGTCGTCGGCGAGGTGGTGGCCTTCGGCCTGGAGTCGGGCGGCGATGGCGCGGGCGGCGTCGGCGATGGACACGGGCTACTCCTTGAGGGCGGGTCAGAGCGGGGCGAGGCCAGGCACGAGCGGCTGGATGGTGGTGAACCAGGCGCGAGCCATCTGGAGATAGCCGGCATCGGTCGGGTGGACGCCGTCAATCGTCCACCTGCCGGGTGGCGGCGCGCTGCCGGGCTGGGTGGCGTCGACTTCCCAGCGGGCCGTGGTGGTGTGCGTGTGGTCGGAGAGGACGACCCGGCCGGTGCCCAGGCGGGCGTTCACGGCCTGCGTGATGACGGCGTTGGCCTGCTGCTCACTGGCGAGGATGCCGGTGGCCTGTTGGCTGAGGGCGACGAGGGCGCAGGCGACCTTGACGGTGGGGCTGGACGCGAGGATCTGGTCGATCAGCGCGCCGTAGGTGGTGGCGGTGAACGCGCTCGTGAAGTTGCTGTCGTTCGTGCCGATGTTGATCAGCACCAGGTCGGGGCTGTTCGCGGCCAGCGCGGCGCCGATGTTGGCTTTGAGGTCGGCGAGGTACCAGCCGCCGTGTGCGCAGAGCGACATGACCGGGGCGACGCGCTGCCGGGCGATGAGGTCGGAGAGCCAGCCGCGCCAGCCCTGGCCATCGGTCGAGCCGAAGCCAACGGTGATGGAGTCGCCGCACGCCATGACCCGGACCTGAGTGGCGGGGGCCGGCAGGAGCTGGTTGCGGAGCAGGTTCAGGTTGTCGCGCGTGTCGATGGCGAGCCTGGCGTCCTGCTGCATGACCTCCAGGAGGTTGAACCGGGACGCGGAGACGTCCCAGCCGCCAACCTGGCTGCTGTTCTCAACGAACCCGGTGTCGGTGGCGCCGAACGCGCCGCTGGTGGCTGTGGCGGCGCTGTAGCCGATGGGGGCGGTCACCGTGGCGCTCCTTCGGGTGAGGGCGGGTGCGTGGGCGGGCGTCAGCGCGGCCGCTTGTCCGGGATGAACTCGGCGGTGACGGGGGCGGTGACGCGGTTGGTCGGCCGGGCCCTGCAGGTGGGGCCTTGGTGCCACCACCGTCGTTCGCCGAGCCAGGCGCGGGCGCCGCAGCGTGAACAGGTGCCGGGGATCGGTGTCCAGGCGGCGGGGAGGGTGAAGGGGGCGTCGAGGGCGCGCTGCGGGCTGGCCGTCACGAATTGACCTCTGTGAGAGTGCGGGCGATCGCGATCCAGGAGTCCGCGAGGCGTTCGAGGCGCTCCATCAGCGGCAGGTTCGTTTCGAGCTCGGCGTGGAGGAGCAGTCTTGCGGCGTGGCCGAGGGCTGACTCGAAGGTGACGGGGGCCGCGGCGGGCATGGGCGTGGGGGTGTCTTCCGTGGCGATGTGCACCTCCCGGGGTTGGGTGCTCGCGGCCTGGCGGGAAGCGGTGGTGCCAGGCCGCGAGCTGGGGCCCGCCGCCCTCAGGGCGGGCCGTCCCCACCGGCCAGCTCGCGCGGGCGGCACACGGTGGGGAGCATTCGGCGTCAGGCCGCGCGGCGACCCTCGGGCAGGGCAGGTACTGGACCGGGGCCGTCTTCGGTGGCAGGCGGCAGCTCGCGGAGGTCGTAGCGGGTACCTGTTGGCGTCTCGTGCCGGGTGATGCGGCCCTCGCTGGCCCAGCGCCAGATCGTCCCAACGGGACGGCCGGTCCACAAGCTGGCTTCCTTGGCGGTGACGAGTATGGGGTCCACCTGCTGCACCGCCCCGCTGGAACGCGAAAGGGCCACCCGGCGTGGGGT